CCTTGTTGATCGTGTCGATGATGATGTCCACGAGGTCGGCGACCGCGATGTCGAGGCTGCCGGTGACGCGTCCGAGGAACCTGTCGGTATGGACGTCGTCCCATTCCTCGCCGGCGAGTGGCCTGACCGCGTCACCGTGCTCCTCGATCTCGTCAAGTACGGCCTCGACGCAGGCTTTTCTGATGTTGTTCATTGGTTCATACGTTCCTTGTGCAATTCGTTTCGCCTTCCTCGAGCCATTCGGCCACGGCTGACTGCGGGTAGAGGATCATCCGCCCGTGCTTCACGAACCGTGGTCCTTGTCCACGGAAGCGGAGTTGGGCCAGATACGCCTGCCGGGTCTTGATTTCCTCCGGGGTTTCGGCCCCGAAGAGCCGTGCCACCTGGACGGTGGTCAGCATCTGCGGCAGTCCCATCACGCGCCTCCTTTGCGTATGTGTTGCCGGACGGCGTTAGGAGAACCGCCCGGCCCTCTCCTAAAATCGGTGTCATCCCGCATTTGCGACGTGCGGGCCAAATAGTTAGGAGAAGAATCATGAGCGACAGACTCACACTCGGCACCGGAACCGGAGAACCGGTTCACGTGCTTCTTGCCAAAGTGCAGAACCGCGCAAGACTCGAGGAAGATCTTATGGAGGCGGCCAAGAACGGTACGGCCGTGACCGTCAGCGGTTCCGTCAAGGGCACCGGCTCGGACACCATCCACATCAATCCGTCCAACGCATTGTGGTGGGCGGTCGACGACGCCCCTGCGCAAAGAGCCGGACGCATTTACTGACATCGCCATTTCGTGGTCAAGCTGCGCGTCGATACGCGGCTTGACCGCTTGCATGTCGTGTTCCGAAAACAGCAGAAGATACGCGGCGACACCGTCATCATCCTCGTAGCGGAACAGTTTGACGCATTCCTCGTCCGGAATCTCGACGTTGAGATCGTTCATTGGATTCTCCTTAGAATTGTTTTCATGAGTGATTGGTTTTCGCAGCACGGCGTCGAGCTCGCCGCATTCGTTTTCACGCTCGTTGTGACGATCATTGGCTGGATCCTCGAGCACAAAAGCTCAAAAGAACAGGACAGGAAACGCAAGGAAGACATCAGACTCCTGCGGGAGCGGATTGATGCATCGAATGCCGCGGTTGCGGCGCTTCGTGATCAGGTGCGTGCCCTTGAGTCGCAGGCGGATGCCTTGCAACGCCAGGCGGCCATCCAGGAGGATGAGGCGTCCGTTCCGAAGTGGGAACTCCGTCAGGTGCAGAACCTCAAGCATTCCGTCGCGAACAACAATCCGTTCGATGCCAGGGACGTGAGGGTCGAGCTTTCGAATGGCAAGAAGTACGAGCTCGGCGACATTTCGCGTGGTTCCGAAGCGAGCTTCGTGTTCCGCGAACGTGGAGTGTGGGCCGGTTCTGACGATGATGTGCATATCACTTGGACGCTTCCGGATGATCCGTCCCATCGGTTCTCCGTGATGAAACCGGTCCCTCCGTATCACCGGTCGTGACGCCGAAGATATGGCCGAGCTGATTGCCGTCGAGCTTCCGCATCTTCGTGTATCTGATCAGGGTGAGATTGTCTCCCGGCAAGTACCACACATGAATCGGGTTCTCATCAAGACGTGCCATCTCCTGGTAGTCCTCCCCGATCAGCTCGCAGAGCGATTGACGTTGATCTTCCGTCAATTCGTGAATGTCGATTTCAGTGAGTTCCATCGGATTCTCCTTTCGATTCAGGCGTTGGCGAGCGCCGTCTGCTCAGCCTTTCCAAGCACTTCGCTTGGGTTTTTCCCGAGGCTCATAGCAATTGCCACGAACTCGGTCAGGTCAAGAGGCCCACCGTTGAGTTTCACGTTCATCGTCTGTCTGCTGATGCCTATTTCGGAAGCAAGCTGTTCCTGTGACCGGTCTGCGTAGCGGGCAAGTCTGCGAAGCTCGTCCGCTGCATTCGTGGCTATCTCCGCTGACTTTTTGTCTTTAAATGAGGTCATATTCGTTATTGTCCTCATTTGAAGTCACTTGTCAAGCGGGAATTTACGGCGTGTCGCTAAATAAGGACAAATAGCATGTAGTTATGGCAAAGACACCAAGGGCATGGACGGAGATGGATCGCGCTTCCATGCAAATCATCAGAGAACTTCGTGACAAAGATCCACGCCACATGTCTCTTCGAGCAATGGAGAAAGAAACAGGCATCAGTCGATCCAGACTCGGTGATCTCTTCCACGAAAGAATGGGTTCTCCATCACTTCAGGAATTTGTCACATTGTGTATGCTGTTCCATCGCCACGCATCAACTTGCCTTGAAGAGGCCATGAAAAGAGCTAGGCAAGAACGTAGCGAAATCATCGAAGCCGTCCGCGCCTACAAGCTCCGCGAGCGCCAGTCCCGGATCACGGATGATCTGGTGGATCGGATCGCCGCGCACCCGGAGGACTATGACGTGGCCGCGAACAGAGATCCGAACGCGCGGCTCGAGGCAGAGACGCCAGACGAATGACGAATCGAAAGGAACGCGAATGACTGAATACAACCTGTATTGCGATGAGAGCTGTCATCTGGAACATGACGACAGCGACGTGATGGTCCTTGGGGCCCTCATCATCCCCAAGGATAAAAGGCAGGAGATCACGGAGAATATCCTCCAGATCAAGGCACGTTATGGCGTCAAGGCACGTACGGAGGTGAAGTGGACGAAGGCCAGCATGCCAAAAATCGATCTGTACAAGGATCTGCTGAACTGCTTCTTCCTGGATGACGACATGAGGTTCCGTGTTCTTGTGGCCAAGAAGACGCGTCTGAATCATGAAGCATGGTCCCAGTCGCACAACGATTGGTACTACAAGATGTATTTCACCATGTTGGACAGGCTGTTCGATTCCGCAAACACCTACAACGTGTACGTGGACATCAAGGACACACACTCCGCGCAACGTACCGAAAAACTAGAGGAAGTGCTTGCGAACAGCCATCGTGACTTCAACCACGAGTGCATCAAGAAGGTGCAGCCAATCCGTTCGGACGAAGTGCAGATGATGCAGATCACCGATGTAATCAACGGAGCCGTCTGCAGGGCGAACCGGACGACCATTCCCCAACCATCAGGCGCGAAAGCTGAAATCATCGACTACATACGCATGAGATCAAGGCTCCGGCTCACCCAGTCAACGACCCTGGGTACGCGCAAGCTCAACATCTTCGTCTGGGAGGGGAAACGCTCATGATTTCACCTCATTGGACACCAGAGCTAATGCCGAAGTCCCCCTTCGAGGATTTTCTCTTGTATGAGGATCGCATCTACTCAGTTTTCAAATCCGATTTCATCGATTCCCATCCTGAATTCAATGGACTGAGGGTAAACGTACGACGTCAGCTCGAGGAAAGCGATGGAAAATGGGCTGGATTTTTCCATATCACAAGCGTGGACGACAAAGTCACAGGAAAACGCGACGTCGACCTTCGCAGATGCGAACGCATCAGGTACCCACGACAGACAATCGAACACTACGACAATTGCCCGCAATGCTCATACTCGGTATGCGAGAGACCACTTGCTTGGTGGTACAGGAAGGGACACCGGGACAGAGTTCACATTCTTATCGTTCCGGAAAAGTACCTTGTCGTACTGGAACCGCATAAGGACAAGAAGTATTGCCTTCTTGTAACCGCTTATTACGTCGACCGCGAGCACAGTTACAACAAGCTGATTCGACAATATGAAAATGCCTCATCAGCAGGTGATGCGATCCAATAAAAAACAAGGGCCGCCGCAGCGACCCAGGAAACTCCTTCTACAACTTGGCAGATGAGCTGATTTAAGCATCACATACGACACTCCAACTGTCAAGCAGAACTTGACAAACAGTGAAAAAGTGCTTTTCAGAGGAGAGGAATGTGGATAACAGGACCATCGCGGAGCTTCATCGAAACGCGGAATCCATGGGGCTGTCGATAATGTCGCGCGACCTGCCACGCAATACGTGCGGCCTGTACGATGACCGGCATCGGCTGATACTGCTGGCCGACTGGCTCAATCCGAGACAGGAATACTGCACGCTCGTCCACGAACTCATCCACGCCCACCACCGGGATCCCGGATGCGGCACCCCATACGGCGTCAAATGCGAGCGCCGGTGCCGTAGGGAGACGGCGTTGGTACTGATCAGTCCGGTGAACTATGGGATGGTGGAGCAGGTGTACGAGGGCAATACGTGGATGATGGCCGTGGAGCTCGGCGTCACCATCCAGGTGTTGAACGACTATCGGCAGCTGCTCCACGATTCCGGCGTGTGCGTGCAGTGAAGCGTAGACTATTGTCTGACCGTTTTTGAAGGGAGAAAAAGGTTATGTTCGACTCCGGAGAAAGTTTCTTGTTCATACTCGTCGTGGCGGTTTTCGCATGTATGATCGAGTATTTCGTCATCAAATGGGCCGTCAAGGACGGCATCAAAGAATCTGGGATCCTCGCCGCCACCGACCACACGCATAATGCGGATACTGGAGTCGAAAATCACGATTCCGTCAAAACCGAATCCGACGAGACCAGCCACACCGCGTGACGACGCCGTTCCGGAAAAGTCCCCGCGACAAGATTGCGAGGTATTTCATATGCCTGAAAGAGAAGAGCACGACATATGTTTATGATCATCATCATACTGGGAGTGTTGATTGCCTATGTCTGCATCACGGTAGCCGAGAAGGCGGACGCTCCCTCAACCCAAGTCGACGACGACACAGAAACAATCGATGACATCAACGCCGATGGTCTAACGCCCGTGCGCATGCCACCCGTTGGAAGAACCTCAATCGTCGGAGAGCGTTACCGTCAGTCATCAATCAGAAATGCCATCAGCGGGCATGAACGCGAAATCTCTCCGATGGGAGAATGGGATAACACGCTTATGCTCACCGCAGCGATATTAAGGGAGCCGAATAACCAGTACGACAGGAATGCGGTTTCGGTGTCCATCAATGGCATCCTCGTTGGCTACATCGCAAAAGAGGAAACCCGCCTATGGCAGCCTTGGATGAAGCTGATGGAAAGGAACCTCAGATATCCGACATGCGATGCCGCGGTGTATCACAAGAATGGCGGAGGTTATGAAATCATCCTGCACTGCTCCCCTACGACGCCGTCCGCTGCGAACGACTGTCCCACCGGCTATGCCTGTCTGGACGCGAAGCATCAGGTCTCAGTTCTGGGAGAGGAACTCCATCAGGACGAGCTCGGAATATACGGCGTCGACACATTCGTATGGGTCACATTGGAAAAAGGCGAGATTCTAAAGGGCAAATACAAAGGGAGCCCCACATACTGGGCTTCGCTGGACGGCATTGAAATCGGATACATAACCGCGACCCAATACGAAAAATACAAGACGCGGCTGGGAATATCCCCATCCTGTTGCATCGCATTCATCTCACAGGGACCCAAGAAGCTCGAACTCTCGCTAATGCTCCCAAAGGCCTGATATCACAGCGTTCTCATCACCCAATAGATATAGCCAACCCCCGGCCGCCCGCATACCGCGAGCGCCGAAGTCTGATTATGTGAGCGCCTTATACGCGGTGGCGCCGATGAACGCCAGGACTCCCAATACACATAGCCATTGGACTATCTGGTCGCTTACCCATGAATACCAGAACATGCATCTGTGTCTTGCCGCGAGGACGTTGGGACGTTGCCATTCCGGATAATTTCCGTATAGCATGTTCGAGATTCTGACGAATAGATGGAGGAACGGATGCCAGCCAGCGGCTTTGAGCAGCATGTTCATATTCATGTCTTTAGATTCGGGCTGAGAAGAAGATTCCAGCCCTAGATCATCCGGCAATTTCTCGATCTGTGAATCGTCGTCCTTCGGAGGCAGATCAGATGGCTGCGCAAAATCGTCTTCCATGGACGGGATATCGTCGGCATCCGACGCTTCAGTCCATCCGAAATAGTCCTCTTCCTCCGTCACAGCGCAAGAATCTTTCGTCTACCCACATATTGTGGGCGCCGGGGTTTTGATGTCGTTTAGTCGTTTTTCCTATTGCGGATCGCCTGTATCAGGCTTGATCCTGCTTCGATAAGGCCAGCGATGCCGCCTATGACGGCCGCCGCGTTGTTCTTGTTGATGACGCCTATGAAGCAGATGACCCAAGGCAATGCGGACATGCTGGCGGACGTGATGAGAACCGCCCATGATTCGAGTGTCGATGAGCGTAGCATCGCCTTGTTCTTAGCGTGCACGGTCTCTTCGGACATGCGCATGATGCGTTCGGGGAACGTCGGGTCGACGGTTTTGAAACCGGCCATGTCCTCCGGAGACGGGGTCGCGCCGGCCCAGAGTCCTAGTATCGTCGATCGTCCGCCATCGCCCTGCGGGTCGCTTCTCCCATCGATACTGCGATCAGCCTGGCCGACGACGTTTCCACGTCCGTTCTTGCTATCCTCTTTTTGATGCGGTTGAATTCCATCGTCGGATTCGGCGCCATTACGAGGGACGCTCCCCTGCGTATTCCCTTGGCCAGGGCTTTCGTTTCCATGCTCATCGTCCACGGCACCTCCCTTTTGCCTTCAATCTACCGGTGGGTAATGTCACTGTCAACGTTTTTGGCGAGTTGCCGGTAATGTCAGTAATGTTAATCAATGCCAGTCATAAGCGCATGCGCATCATGCTGCACTTCACCGCCGGGCGAAAGAACCATGGGAGGCATGCGCGGTCCGGTCATCCGATGTCGTTTTCCGGTTCCGGACATTTGAAAGAGGCTCCACGAGGTCGCATGGAGCCGTGAGGTGGTGCGTGATGGCGGTGATCGATTCGTACATGCTGCAGGCCGGCAGGCGATGGAGGGTGACCTACCGCAAGCCGGACGGGTCGCAGACATGCAAGCGAGGCTTCCTGCGCAAACGCGACGCGCAGGAATGGGCCGCGGAGCATGTGACGATGGCGGTCGCGCGGGGCGGCTTCATCGACCCGCAGGCCGGCAGGGTCACGGTCGGCGGCCTGTGGCCGGCATGGATCGCGAAGAAACGCGTGTCCTCGAAGGCGAGCTACGTGGAATCCCTGGAACGCGCATGGCGCGTGCACGTGGAACCCAAATGGGGCGCCCGGCGGCTCTCGTCGATCCACCGCAACGAGGTGCAGGAATGGGTCGCCGGCCAGGCGCAGGGCAAAAGCGCGACCGTGGTGCTGCGCAACCTCGGCATACTGCGGGGCATCTGCGCTGACGCATGCGCCGACCGTCTCATCGCGTCCAATCCATGCGCCGGGATCGAGACCCCGCGCAAGAAACGCAAGGACCACACGTACCTCACCGTCGAACAGTTGTTCCGTCTCGCCGACGAATCCGGCGGGCGCCGCACGATGGTGCTCGTGCTCGGCCTGTGCGGGCTGAGATGGGGCGAGATGGCCGGACTGCACGTCGCCGACGTGGACTTCGCCCGGCATCGGTTGTCCGTCAGGAGGAGCGCCACCACCGTCGGCCATGAGGTCGTCGTGGACCTGCCGAAGTCGGGTAGGATGCGTCAGGTCGTGTTTCCCGGCGTGCTGGACGGGCCGTTGCGCGACCAGTGCGGTGGAAGGGATGGCGGCGAGCCGTTGTTTCCCGCGCCGGATGGAGGGTATCTTGTCCGTACGGCGCAGCCGAACGACAGGACGAAGTGGTTCTGGTGGGCGAAGAGACGTGCCGGCGTGCCGGCCGGCCTGACCTATCACGACCTGCGTCACACCGCCGCGAGCCTCATGGTCAGGTCCGGCGCGAACGTCAAGGCGATCCAGAACCAGCTCGGGCATGCGTCGGCGGCGATGACCCTGGATGTCTACGCGGACCTTTTCGACGATGACCTCGACGGGGTGGGAGCGGCGATGGATTCGCTGCTGCTTCGCGGGAATGTTGTCAAAATGTTGTCAGAATGAACCGTTAACGCCGAGCAATCCAAGCGGTAGCAAGGCTTTCGGGCTTGATGTCCCGGGGTTCGATTCCCCGCAGCTCCACCAACGGGGTTTTCGGTGAACGCCGGAAACCCTTTTTTCATGCCGAAAATGGCGGAATACCAACGATTACTAAGTACGACACTCCCCCGCCGAAAGTCAGCAAAAGTATGCAAAAGTCAACGGTTCAGGTACCCGTACAGGTACCCATTTTGGGTACCCCTTACGCCACCATAGGTGGTCATGAGCAAGAAAACTTTCGGAAGCGTCATAGAGCGCAAAGACCGCAAGAACAGCTTTCGCGCGAAATACACATACCGTGGGCAAACCGTCACCAAAACGTTCCCCGATAGGCTATCAGCCCAAGCATGGCTAAACAGCGAAAAAGGGCTTATAGAAGCCGATAAAGTAGGCATCACGAAGTGGACTACCCCAAGCGAGAGAAAACGCGAGGAAGATGCCATAGAACGCCGTAGAAGGCTATTCTGCGATTACGTAATGGAAGAGTTCGCACCGACATGGCTGGAATACGCTGAGGACGGTTCCGAACTGGCGTCCGGTACGAAGAGGAATAAGAGAAAATACCTAGACCATCTGCAAAAAGCATTCTTCTGGAAATATCCTATAGCAGAAATCACGACGGAAGACATCAACCGATGGTTGAGCAATATCGACAATTTTGATGGTGCCACACCACGAAAACGCACGTTCCAACTACTCAAATCGATATACGCAAAAGCCGTGAACGAAGGAATCGTGAACCGTTCACCCGTAACGATGAAAGCGCCAGCACTGCCAAAATCCCGACAGGCCGAAATACCCGTGGCAACCAGCGAAGAGCTACAGGTCATCTACGAGAACATGTCACCAACCACACGAATCAGCGTATGGCTCGGAGCCACCCTAGGATTACGCATAGGCGAGATTGTCAGCCTACAAGTACAGGACTACTCCCCCTCGACCAAGACCCTCTACATCAGACATAGCGAAGACCGTGACGGTCATTGCCTAAAAGACCCGAAAAACTCGGCCAGCAAAACCACGAAAACGGTTCCACCACGACTGGCAAAATTCATCGAGGAAGCATGTGTCGGCAAACGCCCAACCGACTTTATTGTGACCGCCGCCGATGGGTCACACATCACATCAAATAGGCTTCGCGACCATTTCGATGATGCACGCAAGGCGGCAGGACGACCAGACCTCCATTTCCACACCCTACGAGCAACGTCAATCACCGCCGCAGTACAGGAGGGGGCAACACTCGAAGAAACAATGACCTACGGTAGACACTCCGACGCGGCCACGTCCATCATCCGTTATCAGAGAGCCAGCGGACAAGACAGAATGCGGCAAATTTCAGCAGGAGTGGAAAACCGAGTCATGGGGCACGAACCGACCGAAGCCGAGCTAGAAGAAGAAATCAGACAAACAAAAAAGCATCTAGAACAGCTAGAAGCCGCCCTAGACGCTCTCCGTCACCAAAACAAATGAGCAAGTGAATCGGGGTCTACGTATCGCCGTCCGGCGACCTTATAAGTCTTGATTCTGCCGCCATGGATTAAATCGTAAACATGTTGCTTCGAACACTGTAGATACGCTTGCGTATCTTTTACTGTCATCAAAGCTGGAAGTTCAGACTTTCTCACCGTTCACCTCCCTCAGCCGGAATCGACGCCATCAACTGTTTAGCCACGGTTTCCGGTATCCATGCAGAAACGCCACGATAGGGGCTAACATCGGGGCGGGAACAGCGCAACATACGCCGAGCGGAAACGATGGAACGCCGCCGCCTGTCATCATCAGTCATCTTGGAAGCGTTCGCACACACCCACCGTCTTACGAGACGCCGATATTGCCAGAAGACCTCATAGGAGCATTCGTAGTCCAACTGTTCCCTCAACGGGAGTTTCCCGTCATGACCCCAAACACGCCCAGAACCGTACTTCCAGTCTTCCGGCATGTTCGAAATCTGCCGTTGATAATGAGCCACACCTCTCGCCGCATGTTTCGCGAGATACATCAAGAGTCGTTCCGGCGTAGACGATTCCAAGGTGACACCGTCCACGTTTGATGATTTTCCCAGTTCGACCAGTTGGAAATTCTGGGCATCCACTTTGGCCGCAACGCCATCACCATTGAGCCTCTTCACCCAGTAGGCAAGAGCTTTGTATTGCTCTACCACACCGGAATCGCTCACCCATGAATGACTCGTATACCCTCGTTTCGCGCCACCCGTCCGCCAATCGGTGAGCCACACAATGACATGCAGGTGGGGGTTGCCCGAGCCTTGAAACTCAAGTATCCAATAGTAGTGAACACAGCCGCGACGCCGCATGTATACCAGCCATGTGTTGAGCCAACGGTGGAACTGCTTGGAAGTGACCTCGTTCATCTGTTGCGAAGGCATAGTCAACGTGACAAAGGCCGGCTCACCATCGATGGATTCAAAATCTACCTGCTGTAACCGTTGCTCATTCCGACGGGCAACGTTCCTAGTCCAGCCTCCACAAGTCGTCCGTTCCGGTGGTTGGAAAGCCGCCAACTTCACTATCTCACCTGTCTCCGGATTGACCAGCTGTTGATATTTCGACGCACTCAAACCGTGCGCACGGATACTAATTGTTGGCATTTTGACACCTCCTTCGGTGTGGGGGCAATGGCCCCTTTTTTGTTCAAAAGTTTTCTGTTGAGATATGCGCTCTATAATCAAGAAGGAGAAGCATTCACCGTTCACCGTTCGGGTGCTTTCG